AACAGTCAGTCACCTCCAGTTATGCAGAACAACGTCGCGACGCCTTTCAAAATTATCGAAAACCAGATTGACTTGTATTGGACTTCGTGGTACTTATGATCCTGCCGCATCATGGCATTATGGAGTTAAGCAGTAATGGCAAATACCAAACGCTTCTCGGCATTTGACTACAAACCCCCAAGCTACGACGAAGTCAATAAATTCACCCAGAAACGCAGCTCAACCTTCGACAGCATAATCAAGAATACTGGGCCGCGCTTCTTCAAGGCGAGACAGGGAGACAACACAGTCCGCATCTTGCCACCGACTTGGGAGGGTGCCAGACATTATAGTTACGAAGTCTGGGTCCATAACGATGTTGGTCCCGACAAGCAGTCGTATCTGTGCTTGAAAGATAATTCGGCATCGCCGGAAAAGAATTGCCCACTGTGTGAAGAACGGCACTCGCCAAGGGCATCGCAGAAGGATATCGAAACTCTGCGGCCTCGCCCGCGAAACATGATCTACCTGATAGACCGCTACAACGAGGAGCAGGGTCCGCTAATCTGGTCAATCTCCAATCAAAGCGACAAGGAGATCCTGTCCCAAAGCCTAATCAAGCGAACGCAACAATATCTACCTATCGTACATCCCATCGATGGGTATGATATCGAGTTTTCCCGAGACGGTATCGGCATCAAGACCCGCTATAACGGGTTCAAGGTGATGCGTGATTCCTCCCCACTGTCCGACAACGAGGATAAGATGCGGGAGTGGATACAATTTATCGATGACAACCCGATACCGGACATTCTACAGTTCTTCTCAGCAGCGCACATTACCAATGTGTTTGCGGGTAGAGCGGTAGAAGAGGAAGAAGAACAACAGCCCCGTCATAGGGAGATGAAGCGCGATGCGGCACCAGCTAATGGTGCCGATGATGACCCGCCGTTCGATGTAGAAGAACCCACAACACCTCCACGTCGCCGCCCTCCAATTGGGGGAGAGGCTTCAAGCGTAGATCCGGAAGCACGGGAAAATCTGCGCCGTCGTTTGCGCGGGGAGAACCAGACCTAAGTACTTTTCTGTCTGCATGAGTTTCCTACCTAAAAGCACCTTTTCAAAACCATAGCAGGAGTAGATACGATGCCGCAACAGCCTTATTTGGCACTTATAACACCACTTAGTGGTAGTCCCGAATATCCTTCGCAAGGACCGGGATTTCCCACACACCCAATCGCTCCTGGTGGTGGTCCTGGTGGACCTAACTACCCATCACAAGGTCCAGGCTTTCCAACTAATCCTATTGCTCCTGGTGGTCAACCTCCCTACCCTTCTACTGGACCGGGCTTTCCAACTAATCCTATTGCTCCTGGTGGACAGCCGCCATACCCTTCAACTGGGCCAGGATTTCCAACCAATCCTATTGCTCCTGGTGGTGGTGGCAATTATCCAAGCAACGAACTACCTCCCGGTGGTCCGCCACTATTTCCTAGTCAAGGACCGGGATTTCCCACACACCCAATCTACATACCGATAACAGCACCCGAAGGTGGTGGTGGAGATGCTGAAACAAAGCCGCCTGGAATGGAAAATCTGCCGCCAATTATCGTGTGGATTCCCGGTCTGGGATATATTACGGCAACTCCGGGAGTACCGCCTAAGCCAACGCCGCAACCACCACAGCCGCCGGGAGTAGATAATACTCTGCCGGCAAAATAGGCTTTAACAAACTAAAATATGACCTGTAAGATTTCCTCCATAAGGTTTCTTACAGGTCATCTTTAGATATAGAATTAAGGATTAACAAATTGGCTGTAGCACGCATAATCCTGCCGCCAGAGGCATTTGAATTACATAAAGGCGGTAAGTATTTTGACCCGCCGCCTCCATTGGTATTTATCCCAACCGGATGTCGCTTGCTAGATTGCGTATTAGGTGGCGGCTGGCCGCTTTCTCGTATCTCAAACATTGTCGGAGATCGTAGCAGCGGGAAGACCCTTCTTGCTATAGAAGCTACTTCCAGCTTTATGCGCAAATACCCCAAGGCAATGCCAAAATACCGGGAGGTCGAAGCCGCTTTTGACCAGAGCTATGCCGCCTCGATTGGCATGCCAGTTGATAAAATCGATTTTGGTTATGATCGGGATGTCAACACAGTAGAGGATTTCTATAAGGATCTAGAAGAGTATATCAAGGAATTGGATGGCGAACCGGGTTTATATATATTAGATTCGCTCGATGCATTATCCTCCGAAGCTGAAATGAAACGCGACTTTAACGAAGGTTCTTATAGTACCGAAAAAGCCAAACAGATGGGGCAAATATTCCGCCGCATTGTCCGAGAATTAAATCGCACCAAGACCCATCTGATGATTATCTCCCAGGAGAGAGATAATATCGGCGTTACCTTTGGTAAGAAGTCAACTAGAAGCGGCGGCAGAGCCTTAGATTTTTTTGCCAGCCAGTGCATTTGGTTAGCCAAGATAAAAACTAACGAGCAGACAATAGGTGGCATCAAACGACCGATCAGCCTAGATATTAGAGCCAAAGCCGAAAAAAATAAAATCGCGATTCCTTTACGGCAATGCGATTTTACTATACGGTTCAACTTTGGTATTGACGATCTCAATAGTAGTCTCGATTTCCTGGAGGAAGTCGACAAACTCCATCTCGTATCAAGGGAAATGTCCAAGTCCAAATTCGCAACATTCATCACCAATCTGTCGGATCAGGAATATTGGTCATTTGTCAATGAAGTAGGTGACACTACGTCGAAAGTATGGCAGGATATTGAAGATAGCTTCCTGCCAAAACGAAGACGAGTAGAAACTCCCGTAGACAAACCATCAGAGAGCAGTCAGGATGGCAACTCAATTCCAGTGGTGGATTAGCCGAGATGAAGAGAGTGAGCTTACCGGACCATTCCTGACTAAAGATTTGGCGATCAGTAGTGCTGTATTAAACGGGATATTCAGCGAGGAAGAAAACGATCAAATCAGTATGTTTGTCTTGGAAGGAAAAAGTAAGACAATCGAAGATATCATAATAAACGCCGACAACATTATTGACGATCTAGAGACGTTCTATGGCGATTTCGGTGAAAGTATTTTTAATAACATTTCAAGGGAAGACGTGTACATGCTGGAAACAGCGTTAAACGAAGCCTTCCAGATATGGGCGAGAGATCGTGACGTTTTACGAACAGGAATCTTTATAGAAACTCGCAATGAAGAAACAATTACAATGCCCAAACCCGATCACGCCAAAAAGATAACAGAGGAATAAACTTCCCACAGGCCAGTAAAGTCAGTCAGTCAGTCAGAAGGAGTCAGACATGAACGACGAAATAAGTCAGGCAGAACTAAAGGCTATAGCACGCTTCTTCGATGTTGCTTCGCGACAAACTCGCCAGGAAGTTGCTGGCATGCTTGTATTCAAAGCGAAGGAGATCATGGACCGCTATGTACTAACCGTATCAGACGTGTACGAAAAACTTCTTTTTGGTCAAGCGAATGGTCACACAAACCAGACCAATATATACACAAGCCAACCAGAACCAGAACCCCGGCCCAAAAACAACACAAAGAGCCAGGAATCTCCCATTAACGATGGCGATCCTACCACCGAATGGGTAGTTCCTTGGGCAACATATCTACTAGAGAATTGCAGGTATATATCCGAGAAGGATGCTGAGCATCTACGTCGTATGCGGGCAGCACGGTTCTCAAATCCCCGCTCCATAAACGATGTCTTCTGGATATGGGAGATCGCGCGCAACAAAGGTAAGCTCGATACCGTACCGCCGGAATACGATCCCAAGATATACGATCCTTCGCAGAACGGCGGCATCAGATAAGAAATGCGTACTGGTGGTGCAAAGGCAAAAGGATCACTGTTTGAGCGAGTAATATGTAGACAGTTATCTTTGCTAGTATCAAAAGGAACACGAACTGACTTGTTCTGGAGATCGGCAATGTCCGGGGGACGCGCCACCATAGAACTAAGAAAAGACGTACTAAACCTAACTCAGGCTGGTGATATCAGTAGCATTGATATCACCAGCCATTGGCTAATACGCGATTACTTAATAGAGTGCAAACACTACGCCGATCTAAACTTTACCTCTAGTTTTTTATCAAAGACCGGCAACCTTTACACATTTTGGAAACGAGCCGTAAACGACTCGTTGCCCAGAAACAAATCTCCGTTATTGATCGCCAAGCAGAACAACCGCCCGACAGTAATGATAACCCTACCAAATAGATCTCCCTCCGAAATACGTCCAATTATTACTTTACATCATTGGCCAGCCGAGATTAGACTATTTTCCCAGATCGAAGAACTAATCGAATCAGAGGAGTATAAATATGGCCAGGACACCGAAGACCGATGACGAAAAGAAACCGCCAGAAAGCGGTAGTGGTAGTACCGATTTGGAACCGCGTATCG